TCGATACGCTGGCCAACACCGGGCTTGAGGCGAGCGATGTTCGCGAGCGGCTCTATCTGGCGGTCCAAATTCTGCCGCGGATCGAAGAATTTCTGCTTGCCGTCATCAATGACGGCGTCCTGGCGCGCAGCGATATCGAGACGGCCGAGCACATGATGCGCGCCGCACAACCAAGGCAATAAGAACTCATGAGCGAGACAGACGCTGCCGAAGCCGAAGAAAAGGCTGAGTCAGAGGCCGCAGAAGCGCAGGCCGAAAAACTGAAGCCGTTGAGCATCGATCAGCTGGCGGCGGCTTTCGACGAAAAGGAAGGCGCGCCGGCCGCGGAAGACGATCCGGGCGACGACGATGCGGACGCGCAAGCACAAAAGTTTCCCGCGCCGCAATCGTGGGCCAGAGAAGATCATAAGGCGTGGAACGATTTGCCGTCGGCGGCGCAAAAGGTGCTGGCCAAGCGCGAGGCGGATCGCGACCGCGCGGTGGCCGATGCCGCCACGAAAGCCGGGCGGGCCGCAGCGGAGGCGCAGCATCTGGCGGAGGCGTTCAAGCAGCTCACGGCGCAGGCGAAAGAGGAGGCCACAATCCTGGCCGAGACTTGGCGCGCCAATTGGGGGAATGTGGACTGGCCGCGCCTGGCGCGCGAAGACCCAAACCTCTATGTCGAACAAAAAGCTCTTGCTGATGACGAACGCGAGTACGTGTTGGAAGCCTTCCGCCGCCAACAGGCGGCGCAGGACCGCCAACATGCGGCGCAGGAGACTGCGGCGCGCTCTTCCGAACTCGTCAGACAGCAATATGTCAACGACCAGGTGGAGCTTCTGCAGGAGTTGTCGCCCGAACTCTGCGATCCAGACAAAGGATCGGAGAGATGCGCGAAAACCACGGAGTTTCTGCTCGGTTTTGGCTTTACGCGCGAGATGCTGAACGACATATCGGCGGCCGAACTCTCCATCGCCTATGACGCGATGCGCTGGAGAGACGCCCAGAAAGCCGCGAAATCGCAGGCAGCGCAGCCGCGCAAAAATCCCATCGCCACGGCCAAACCGGCGCCGCCAGGCGCCGGCGCCGCCGTTACGCCAACCAACCGCGATGTCCAAGCGGCAAGCCAGCGCCTCACCAGAACGGGCAAGGTCGACGACCTTGTGGCGCTGTTCGACGCTGAAGACGCCGCCAAAGCCAGAAAAGCAGGATAAGTCATGAGTGCCCCAACAAACACTGTCACCACATTGCTGACCATCGGTCAGCGAGAAGACCTTTCGGACAAGATCAAACGCGTGGCCCCGGAAGAGACGCCGTTCGTCGCGAATATCGGCGAAGAGCCGGTGTATGCGCGCTACACCGAGTTCCAGACCGAAACCTTGGCCACGCCGGTTTCGACCAACGCCCAGCTCGAAGGCGACGATTACTCGGCAGCGGCCGGCAATTTCACCACTCGGCTCGGCAATTTTTGCCAAATCAGCGCCGCAGCCTACACCGTGTCGCGCACAGCCGATATCGTGCGCACAGCAGGGCGTTCGAACGAGACCAACCGGCTCAAGGCGATCCGCATGGTGGAGGTGAGGCGCGATATCGAGATGCGCGCGATCGGCAATTACGCCAGTATCAACGAAAGCGGCGCCACGACGCGAAAGAGCGCTGGCGCGTTGGCCTGGCTCACCTCCAACGATAGCCGTGGCTCCGGCGGCGCAGACGGCGGATTTTCCGCCGGAATCGTTTCTGCCGCGACCAACGGCACGCAGCGCGCGTTCACAGAATCGTTGTTCAAGACCTGCATGTCGAACCTGTTCTCAAGCCGAGGCATGGGCAAACGCAACTACATCGCGTTCATGTCGGGAACCCACAAACAGCAATTCTCGGCCTTCACCGGTATTGCGGCGATCCGCAAGGATGCTCCTGGAACGCAGATGGCGACCATCATCGGCGCGGCGGACACTTATGTGTCCGACTTCGGCGAGATCGCGGCGGTGCCCCATCCCTACGGGCTGACGCGCGATTGCTTCATTTGCGATCCGGACATGTGGAAGCTGGGCATTCTCGATTCGATGGGGCAGGTGGAGCTGGGCCGCACCGGCGACGCGCGCAAATGGCTCATCACCCAGGAATGGACGCTCAAGAGCCTCAATGAAAAAGGCTCGGCTGTGGTGGCCGATCTCACCTAATCTTTTGGCGCTGCGCCTGTTGCTGGCGGCCCCTCGGCTCGCCAGCAGCAATTTGGAGAAACCGCATGAAAGACGAAGCACAGGCTCAACCAGCCGCCGACCCGATGGCCAAGGCGCGCGCCGCCAAGGCGCGCAAGGCGGCAGAGCAAGCCGAGCGCGAAGCGGAGCAGGCCGAGGTGGCGGCGGCCCCGGTGGCCGATGCTCAACCCGTGGTGTCGTCGCTTAAGACCAAGGCCGAGGCGCAATATCAGGGCGAGCTGGTGGAGGTGGTGGTCACGCACTGGGGCCACGGCCAGATCAGCACCGGCGGCGAACACGGCTTCGAGCGCTACGCGCGCGGCGCGCGGATCGCGTTGCCGGAATTCAGCGCACGCAGCCTGTTCAATAAGCGCTGGGTTGAGCCGGTGGAGCCGAGTTTGGCGGATCGCTGGGTGGCGATGAACAATCGCGAGGTCAGGCAAGCCATAGCCGCCAAGCGCAACACGGAGTTCCGTATGGATCATGGCGTGGCGCCTGGCGAAGAATGGCGCTCGGCGATGAGCGCAGGCGAGTTGTCGTTCTCGCCGCGCGATGAGGAGTTCCGCGGTGTCTGACGGCGAGCCGGCGGCGCCTCGAATGCAGAGCTTCGAGCATCTGCTGCAGCAGGCGGGCGAGACGCCTCTATTCCGCAGCAGCGCAGGCGCTCTCTACACCAGCGAGACAGACGAGGCGACAGGCGACTTGATCATCCGCGGCTATCAGGACGTATACGAAATTCTCGAACTCAACCAGGCCATGCTGACCGAGAACAACGGCTACACGCCGGACAAGAGCTTTCGGCGCGTGGCTTCGATTCCGGCGTTGTTGCGCAACAAGATCATGGCGGAAGAGGGTTGGGACCCGTGGCAGCCGGGCAAATACCCGGATCTGTATCGCCGGCTTATGAACGACCCGGAATACCGCAAGCTCAGGACCGCTCCAGGAAGGATTTAGAGCTTGGCGTTCTCGAATTATACCGAGCTTCAGGCTGCGGTGCTCAATTTCAATTGGTCGCGGTCGACCGGATCGGTGGTCGATTTCATCCAATTGGCGCACACGCGCATCAATCTTGGACTGCGGGCGCCGTTCATGGAAAAAACCGCAGCGCTCAGCGTCTCTACGTCGCGGATCGCGGCCCCGGCCGATTTTGCCGCTGCGAAGCGGCTTTGGCTCGACGGCAGCTTTGACAACCCGCTGTCGCCCACTTCGCCGGATCGGCTGGCCGATTTGCGCGCCTGCTATTCGAGCGGGCAGCAGCCGCAATGGTACGCCATCGAGGGCGACACGACCGGCGGCAGCGAGAGCCTGACAGAGGGAGAACATTTCGTGTTTGCGCCAGACCCTGGCGCCACCACCTATAGCGGCAAACTGTTGTACACGCGCCGCCTGCCGGCTCTTGCCGCGGGCGGGGACACCAATATCGTGCTGGCCCGCTACCCGAATCTCTATCTCTACGGCGCGCTGGACGAGGCCGGCGCCTATTCTGACGACCAGCGCAGCTATGGCGAGCGTTTCGAGCTTATGATGGCGGGGATCAATGCACAGGCGCGGTCGGATGCCTATGCTGGGGCGACGCCTGCTCCGCTGAGCCCCTACGCGGTGTGACGGCGATGTTCTTTGCGCTCGATCTGCCGCCGGGTTTGGCGAGGCGCAGCACCGAGTACACCGGCAAAGGGTTTTGGTACGACGCGCACCTGGTGCGCTGGCGCGATGGGGTCATGGGGCCGGTGCGCGGCTGGGCGCAACGGACCACAACGCCGATGAGCGGAAAGTGCCGGGCGCTGCTGACCTGGCGCGACAACAGCTCGACGCGCTGGATCGGTGCGGGCACGCACACCAAACTCTATGCAGGAACCCACAGTGTGGCCGCGCTGAGCGACATCACGCCTGTGGGGCTGACGACCGGCCGGGCCGACGCGGAGGCGGCTGGCGGCTACGGGTCGCTGGATTTCGGCGAGTCGACCTATGGCACGCCGAGGCTCGATGTCGGCGCGGTGCAGGACGCCAGTGTTTGGACGCTGGACACGTTCGGGCAAAATCTGGTGGCGTGCCTGAGCGAGGATGGGCGGTTGTTCGAGTGGACGCTGAATACAGCTGTGCCGGCAGCGGCCATAGCCGGCGCCCCGGCCGCAAATCGGGGCGTGGTGGTGACGCCGGAACGGTTTCTGGTGGCGCTGGGGGCGGGCGGGGACAAGCGCGCGGTGCAATGGGCCGATCAGGAAACGACCACGGTTTGGACGCCGAGCGCCATCAATCAGGCCGGCGATCTGCGCTTGCAGACCCAGGGTCAGATCATGTGCGCCAAGCGATTGCGCAACGTGACGCTGATCTTCACCGATCTCGACGTGCATGTAATGGCCTATATCGGCTTGCCGCTGGTGTATTCGATCCAG